GAACCATGCCATTAATTGCATTAGCTATCGTTGGATCAAGCATTTATACAGCAGGGGAATCTAGACGAGCTAGACGAAGTGCAGAACGCAACCAAGAAAAAGCATTGATGCAACAGCAAGCTGATGCTGAAGCTATGCGAACAGAACTGTCTCGGCAAACTGCTGAGTATGCCAAGCAAGGCGCATCTCTTGAACAGCAAGCAAATGTTGCAAGGCAGCAATTTGATACTGCACAAGCACAGTACAAAGAAAATAAAGCTTCTATGGAAACAAAAGCCAAAGAAGTTCAAGCCACTGCTGAAGAAGAGCGCCGCAAAGCCGCTGCTGCTGAAGCATCTGCACTGAAAGCTCGCACTCGTGGTGGTCGCCGCTCCCTGTTGTCTAAAGAGCGCATGGATTCTGAGCTTGGTCTTGGCATGACTACCCTTGGCTCTGGAATGACGGTGCAATAATGGCTACCAGTTACCAAAAAAAGAGGGCTGTACGCCGTGCTACGTCAGACATCGAGCGTCTGGCTAAACAATACCAGCAAGAAATCGCTGGCATCACTGGTGAACAAGAAGCCGCATATGGTCAATATCAAAAAGATGTTGGTACAAAAATGGCTCCATACGAAAGTGCTGTTTCTGAATATTTAAAAAAATATTCAACTTATGAAACAGAGACATCAGCTTACAAAAAACAAATTGACGAGTACCAGTCAAAACTAGAAGCGTATAAAAAATCTGGGCCGACATATACAAATTTGCCGATTGAAGAAAAAGTAAAAATTGGCACTACGTTTGAAATGGATGCACAAGTTCCTCTGTATAAATACAAAATTGAAGGCAAGTGGTACAACACCGCAGGTGCTGTGTACGATGAATACGAGCCAATCATGGGTGAGGAACTTATTTATGTGAAAGGCGGTAGTAGGAGAAGGCAACCAACTATTGTTGGTGTTCAAAAACTTAACCCAGCGCCAGAAGCATTTAGCGGAACTGCGCCTACAGCACCAGAAGCTCCTACAACTCCAGCCATTGATGAGTTTGATATAGAGCCATTTAAAGCAAAGCAAGCACAAGCAGAACAAACACTCAAGCGTGAAGTTGGTGAGCGCCGTGCTGCCAAGTTGGGTGCTGTATCTCGCAAAGCCACACGCCCACTACTTGGAGGAGCGACACCATGAAAGAAGTATGGGACAAGCCAAGACCAAAAGACTTGGGTAAGTCAAAGCCGCTCTCTCCAGTAGAAAAACGCAACGCCATGCGCCGTGCTGCCAAGTCTGGTAGACCATATCCCAACTTGGTGGACAACATGGCGGCGGCAAAGGACAACAAGTGAGCAAGTACGAAGACCCAGAAGGTGGATTGACGGAAGCTGGACGGCGCAAGTTTGAGCGTTCTGGTGAAAGCAAAAATCTGCAAGCTGGTGTCAAAGAGTCTTCGCCAAGCGGTGATAAAGCTAGACGCAAAGGCTCTTTCTTGACTCGCTTCTACACCAACCCAAGTGGGCCATTGGTGGATGACAACGGAAAGCCAACCAGATTGGCGCTAGCGGCAAACGCTTGGGGCGAACCAGTGCCACGCACAGCCGCATCTGCGGCAAGACTGGCAGCAAAGGGTCGCAGTTTATTGAGCAAATACAAGATGGAAGACGAGGACTGAACCATGAAAGACAGCAAGACAAAAATGCAAGACAAGGTCGCCAAGGTCATGCGTGAGTACAAAGCTGGCAAGCTCAAAAGCTCCAGTGGCGACAAGGTAACCAACCAAAAGCAGGCTGTGGCTATTGCCATGTCTGAAGCTGGCATGAAACAGAAGAGCAAATAATGGCAACCCTGTTAGTTAATCGTGAGTCACAAAACCAGAAGGCACAGTTTGTTGCGCTGACCCACAAGAACAACGATGGTGAGCAAGTAATTGCTGGCGCTGATGCGCCTGTGATCATGGTTGACGTTAACCACCAGCGCAACCATGATGGCAGAGCATTCTTTGCGTACAAGGTTGCACCAGATTCTGCTCCACTGGCAGCCAATGCAAGCATCAACATTGTGTTGGCTTCACCATCTGGCGTATTTCCACATTTGACTGTAGAAGCAATGTGTCTTGGTGACGCAGAGTTGTACATCTACGAAGGCGCATCTACCACTGGCGGCACAGCATTCACGCCAATCAACCGCAACCGCAACTACGCCGTCAGCAATCCAAGCCAAGTAGCAATGGTGATCAACCCAACAGTTACATCAGTTGGTACAGAGATTGATGCACAGATTCTGCCTGGCGGTTCTGGCAAGAAGTCTGGTGGTGGTACTGCTGGCTCACTGGAATATGTACTGAAGCCATTGACGAACTACTTGTTCCGTTTGACAAACGTGAATGGCACAAGTCATGCCGCATCTATGACATTGGAATGGTACGAATAAAGGGAAATCATGGAATACGATAAAAAAGCACCAGGCGGTATGCGCCTCAGTCCTGAGCAAATCTTGAAGCGCCAGCAAATAGCGCAGACAAAGAAGGACGAATTCCAACAACTCTATCAAGATGCATATGAGTTTGCCTTGCCCCAGCGCCAGCTATACGGTGTGTGGGAAGGCGGCTCTGTTGGCTCCAAGAAGATGCAGCGTGTTTTTGACTCTACTGCTATCAACTCTACCCAGCGTTTTGCCAACCGTTTGCAGTCTGTCGTGTTTCCACCTCAGCGCAAGTGGGCCAAGCTAGAAGCTGGTAGCCAGATTCCGTTTGAAAAGAAAGCTCAGGCTCAGGCCATCTTTGATCAGTACTCAGATGAGATGTTCACCGTCCTCAAGCAGTCAAACTTTGACATTGCCATTGGTGAATTCTTGCTGGACTTGGCTGTGGGTACGGCCTGCATGATGGTTCAGCCTGGTGACGATGTAAACCCCATCAACTTCATCCCTGTGCCACTGTTCTTGGTGAGCTACGAAGAGGGTGCAAATGGTCAGGTGGACAACGTCTACCGCCGTATGCGTATGAAGGGCGAGGCTATCCAGCGCCAGTGGCCTGATGCCGAGATCCCAGAAGAGATGGCTAGACGCATTGAGAACAAGCCAACAGATGAGATCGAGCTGTTGGAGGCCACCATCTATGACGCAAACCGTGGTGACTATTGCTACCATGTGATTGACCGTGTCAGCAAGAACGAGATTGTCTACCGCCGCCGCAAGATGTCGCCATGGGTTATCAGCCGCTACATGAAGGTGGCTGGTGAGATCTATGGTCGTGGGCCATTGATTACCGCCCTGCCCGACATTAAGACGCTGAACAAGACCAAAGAGTTGTTGCTCAAGAATGCATCCTTGGCTGTGGCTGGTGTATATACAGCGGCAGACGATGGCGTGTTGAACCCCAACACCGTCAAGATTGTCCCTGGTGCGATCATTCCAGTGGCTCGAAATGGTGGGCCACAAGGCGCTGCCCTGCAACCATTGCCCCGATCAGGCGACTTTAACGTCAGCCAGTTGATCATCAATGACATGGTGCAGAACATCAAGCGCATCTTGCTGGATGAATCCTTGCCGCCAGACAACATGAGCGCCAGATCTGCCACTGAGATCGTGGAACGCATGAAAGAACTGGCTCAGAACTTGGGTTCAGCCTTTGGTCGTCTGATCAATGAAACCATGATCCCGCTGGTTGCCAAGATCCTAGAGGTCATGGACGAGCGTGGACTGATCGACATGCCTTTGCGGGTCAATGGGCTGGAGGTCAAGGTCGTGCCTGTGGCTCCATTGGCTATGGCGCAGAACATGGAAGAGGTCAACGCCATCATGCAGTTCATGCAGATCGCCCAAGGACTGGGTACAGATGGTCAGTTGGCTATCAAGAACGATGTGCTGGTGGACTACTTGGCTGACAAGCTGGGTGTGCCAGCGGCTGTCAGGAACACAGCGGCTGAACGTGCTGTGCTGATGGAAGACATGCAAGCCCAGCAGATGCAACAGGCTATGGCTATGCAACAACAGATGGCAATGCAAGCCCAAGGCGCACTGCCAGCACCCGAAGGAGCTATGTAATGGACTACGGCAACCGACCAGATGGAGCGCCAAAGGGTAAAGGGTTCTTTGGCGAACTGAAGCGACCAGACGGAAATGTCTCAACAGAGATATCCGTTGGTGTTGGCATCAATGGCAAAGAGATGGAAATTCCTTTGATTGTTCCATCTTTGAACAAAAAAGAACTGGACTACTTGCTCAAGACCGATGTGGAGTCAAAGAGCTTTTTCCAGAACATGCCACCGTCAATCATGGACAAGGCATATGAACATGCCACAACAAGGTTAAAGATTGGCAAGTCTCCGTTTGCTGACGAGTCTGAGGTTGCCGAACCTCCCGCCAAATGAGCTGGGAAGAACTAGAGGCCATAGGCCAGCCTACCGATGTCAGGGAAGTCGAACAAAAGAGGGAAGACCTTGCCAGACTTACCCTGCGTGTCTTTGGCACTGAAGACGGCTTAAAGCTGCTCCAGTGGCTCAAGGATATGTATGTGAATGTGCCTGTCGCCGTGCCAGGTACTGACTCTTCACACGCCTATTTTGCCGAAGGGCAGAGGACGGTGGTGAGGGAAATTGAAGCACGAATTAACCTAGCGAGGAAAATTTGACCACTGAAGCAACAACTGACCAACCCGCATCCAGCGGCCTATTGGACAATGTGCAAGTGACTGATGAAAGCACTCCATCAAACCCACAAGCCGTAGAGATTAACCACCGATCTGACACCACTGCGGCAACCAGTACAGCCCCTACAGGCGGTGATGAACCCCTAGAGCGGCCTGACTTCTGGCCTGAGAACTTCTGGAAGAAAGACTCCAACGAGCCTGATCTGGAAGGCATTGCCAAAAGCTGGTCAGACTTGCGTAAGCAAATCAGCCAAGGCAAGCACAAAGCGCCAGCAGATGGAAAGTACGATACCAAAGCCTTTGGTC